CTCAATCATTTCCTGTGTCACGCCTTTCTTAGAAAAGTACGCAACCAGTGTTCTTACTCTGTCTGAAAGTGGTAAGCTCTCTTCTCCCCTGAGAGTCTTCTTACACTCATTGATACAGTTTTCGATAAGGTCAGGTGGCAAAATCGCAAGAATACGACTTCTGAGTCTTCTTGCTCCATCGTTTGCAGTCTTCTCATAGATGTCACGCTGAGATGTGAGCTTGTTATTCCCGTACCGTGTCTCCCTGATATGCTCAACAGTAAAGTTCTGACTGGAAATAGTGTTCGTTTCCAAATCCCATGCGTAAGCCTGCATTTCCGAACGTCCATCTTCGTGAGATAGTTCCTTGATTCCGTAGTCCATGTTTCCGTAGCAGCGAGCAAGCTCCTCAGCGAATCTGATCGTGACTCCTGTTACAGTCTCTTTTCCTCTTGGATAGGAATAGAACGCACTTTCGGCAAATCCTTTTCTCTGACACGCTTCAATTGCCTTGGTGTAAGACTGTGTGTAGTTTCTAGGAAACTGTTTCGCAAGCAGAAGCTTTCCCTGTGCTTCTACCATGGCTCTGCTTGACTCAATAGCAACGGTTCCCTGATTTATTTTTGATGTATCAGCCAGTGGAATTGTAGGTGTTCCTACCTGATACTCTTTTACTTCATTGTTTGACATAGTTGTTTATCCTCCTATTCAAATTCTTTCTGTAACCATTTTGGCAATCCAAGACTCTGTACGTCCCCGGTTTCGCCCATGTATCCATACCAGTTGTCAGTAACCTTGCAGTTATGGTATATTTCCATCAAATCGTGAAATAGATTCTTTCCCTCAATCATCATGTATTCATCAGCTTGAAGAATGTTGATCGCATACGGCGGTTTCTTTTCCTGTGCCACGAAAATGAATATTGCATCTTCACCAGTGTTCGCTTTGTACCCCTCGCAGTACATTCCGGCTTGCAGATCATATCCATATTTGATAGCCGTTGCTCTGAAAGCTTCTGTTTCTGCGTTGTCCGTGGTTTTATAGTCAACAAGGATATGCTGATTTCCAATAATGGTAATATCATCCGGTCTGCACTTGCACTCTTCTCCTGTCTGTTCATCAGTCCAGAAAAATGACTTTTCATGTTCACCGGAAAGAAGTCTCTTTGCAAACTTGTTGGAATCGATCACTTCTGCCATGACTTTTATTTTCTCCATGTCATCAGAAGAAACTACGTCTTTCCCCTCATTTTCTTCCAACCACTTCGCATATTCTTCTTTTCCGGCTTTAGTTCTCCTGTCCACGTTCAAAGCAACAGCAAATTCACTGTCAAAATCATCACGCTCAAGAATATACTTGTGGCACGCACTTCCGAATATGAGTGCTGCTGTTTTGTCTTCCTTGTTCTCCATTGACCATTTAAAATGAAGTGGAGACTTTGTAATCTTGAACAAATCTGATTTGCTGATTGCCGGATGCGCTCTATATTCGATTTGTGGAATTGATAATCCAGCCATCAGAATTCCCCTCCCTCGTCTTCCTTATTGAATGGAATAGAACAAATACTTGCGATTTTCTTTTTATCAATATAATCACTTGATTCTGATTCGATTTCAGCACTGATATGTTCTTTCAATACCCTGAGTTCCGCTTCCTTTCTCAGCAATCCCATGAGCGTTTCCATTGGAATAGTTACTTTTACAATCTCGTTCATACAATCCTCCTATACTGATCGTTTAAACAATCCTCACATAATATTTCTCCCGATATGCAATAGAAGTAATCTCCATCATCGAGTTTACATCCGCAACAAGTGCATTTTACATCAGGTTCTTCTGGTTCAAAGTTATCATCACATTTATACAAATCGGATAAGCACTCCTTTCTCTTTGTCAATGATTGCTCTGTTTTTGCAATTCTTCCTTATTATATGTAAGTATGCAAAATCTTCTAATGCACACTCCCATTCTTCCGGTTTTAATCCAGCAGCAGACACGATCTCTGATTCTTCTTCGGTAAGTCCTCTTGTTTTCATGGTTCATCTCCTAAATTTATCAATGCTCTTCGTCTTGTTCGTGTACTTATTGATAATCTTCAAGTAGAATTCTGTTTCCTCAAGAAGCATCCAGTCTTTGGCGTTCAGATAATGTGCTGCTACACACTTCTTTTGCCACAATGAAAGTTTCTTTGGTTGTTTCATTTCTCCTCCTATGCTATTATTAAGTTGGTTTTATATCCGAGTGCCTAAAGGTTGCCGCCTTTGTTATGGCACTCTTTTTAATATCCGCATATCGCCCATACCGCTGTCATAAGCAGTGGGATTGCTACCGATATCACTCCAACAAGAAATGGTGTCAGGTCATCGTCAGATTCATCTTCTTCCATCACTGGGAGTTCTCTTCGGATATCAATTACTTCAAGCTTCTTCCTTTTGATATCAATTACATCTAACATTTATTTATCCTCATAGTTACAAGGAATCATGTCCTCTGTCAGTGCGTAGAAATCGCTGAGGTACGCTCCGTCTTCCGTGATGCTTAAATCAGCAGCAACGTTGTTCTCGTTCATAAGCATGATTCTCAACGCACACTCTTCTCCGATTGTTCCGTTGCCAACATCTAAGACATTGAACCCTTTCAGTGCGTGAAGTTCTTCAGAATCTCCATTAATTCTCTTATCGACAATCTTTTTCTTCATTGCTTTCACCTCTCTTCATCAGTACCCACTCACGCTGCCTGCTCAATCACCGGAACATATCCCTGTTTCTTTAACTCTTCATATAAGAATAGCCTTCCTTTCTGTGTCCATTCAGTCTGCATTGCAACATCAGGTCTTCCATCAGTCCTTGTAATATCAATCGTCCGGCTGTGAACATATCCATTATTTTGATATTTGGAATATAGAACCCATTGACCACCGACCTTGTATTGAATTTTTAATTCCTTAAGAATCTGATTAAACTTTCTTCCACTCATTCCGTAGTCTTTTGCAATCTGCGTGATAGTTACCAGCGAATTCGATTGAAGAATCTTGTCTACATAATTTGCTTTTGGCTGCAATTCCGTGATAATCTGCTGCTGTTCAATAACCTGATCTCCAAGAAATTTGCATCTGTCTTTCAGGGATTCGATTGACTGACTTGCAATCTTCAATGCCCTAGCCATAATCTGCTCCGGCGTATTCCAGGCTTTTTCCAAGTCCAAGAAATATTGTCTGATTTCTTTTCCTTCCGGCGTTCTCTGAATCATGCAAATCTGTTTTGCCATATCAATGGAAATGTCATATTCCTTTGAAGGTCTACCACCAGTACTTTCGCTCATTTTTGAGCTAAAGTCTTTTCCATCTTCAAAGCCATATTCACACATTCTAGGGAACCAGTCCTTGAACGCTGTTTTTATATGAAGCTGTTCATGCAAATCTCTCGCCGATACTGTTGGTTCCTCTGTTTCAAAATTGATTTTTAGTAATTCGTTCATCTTTCTCCTTTCTACTCTTACGCAATCTCCAAATAAGCCAAATCTTTGACCGTCTCAAGACGATTCTTGCAATCCTTGTAGATTTCTTTGTAGTGCTTTCCTTTCATTATCCCTAAATCAATCTCATGCAGAATGATGTTTTCCATTAGAGACAAGTCATTTAATTGTTTCACCGTTGCTTCATCACGGTTCTTGACTCCAGCCATCTTGTTTGCCAGTTTTGAATAAGTCATGTAAAGCATCTCAGCATGACCACTTCCCTGTTCTTTGGCATATTCGACAAGTTTCTGAATTGTATCCGTCTCGGCTTTCCGAGTGAGTTTCCCATACTTCCTTGTCTCAACCCATGCTTGAGTTGACTTTTCTCTAATGAAGCTTTCCATTTGATTGAAGGCTTTGATGTACTGCCATTTCCATTCATTAGCTTTGCTCCCAGTAAATCCCATGACAAGAAATGTGAAGCCATCTCTGTTCATTACATACATTTTGTTTGATTTGCCAGTATCATCTTTATATGTAGATTGCTTAAAGCACTGAACGCAATTTTGCGTTGAGTCATTTTTTACAAGATTTTCAATGGATCTCATAACATCTGCATGTCTCTTTCCAAACTTCTCAGCGACTTGTAAGCTACTGCAAACTGCTTCATCGTTTTTCAAATAAACAAGTTCTTCCATGTATCCTCCTTTCGTGATAAACTCTCTGTATTGGAGGTGCTTCATTTATGACTGATATAAACTATCCACAATACAGAATGTTGTGTAGGGCTAAAAAAGTAACATCAATGAATCCTAGTAAATTTTCAAAAGAAGAAACCGACATCTGCGAATTTCTATGTTCGTGTGGTTTCTTAACAAAAACTGAAAAACACGTTCGTGATTCAAACGGCAAAATAAACATTTTTGAATTTGAAGTAACAGGATACACAATCACACAAGCTGGGAAAGCTCAAATTTCTGTTTATCACCTTTCTTTTCACAAATGGTGGATTCCATTGATTATTTCTATCGCATCGCTTATCCTGACATACATAAATAAACTATTAGAATTATTTCAATTGCTAATACGATAGACTGAACATACAACGGAAAGTTTGGAAATCTTAATCTGAAACACAATCTGTTTCCCGGATGGTCTTTAGAATAATTTTTCCTTTCTTCCGGCGTAAGTTCATGACCCGTGATCACGATTACTTTCTTTTTCATACTCTCTCCTTTCTCTGTTTTTAAATCCTAAATTTTAGGATACTTTTTGCACAAAAATAAAATCCATAGGAATTCCAGAAATTTCACTGATAGTTCTAAGCTGGCTTAAATCTGGTTCTGTTTTTCCAAGTTCCCAGTTAGTTACTGTAGATATTGAAACCCCAAGTTTTTCAGCGAATTCTCTCTGTTTCATTCTTGCGTTAACTCTACAAGCTGCGATAGAAATTCTAGGTACTTTGTAAGTATCAAACATTTCGTTTCCCTCCTTTCGTTTGTTTCTGTGATTATACTATAATCCTATTTTTTCGGATTGTCAATACGTAAATTGATATTTTTAGGATTTGTATTGAATTTTTTAGGATTGTGTGTTACTATATTCAATGCAAGAGAGGAGGTGTGAGAATGTCATATACCGATGAAGAGCAAAAGAAGATATTTGCTAAGAACTTGAATTATTACATTGCCAAGAGCGGAAAACAACAAAAAGAAGTAGCCGAAGAGTTGGGATTTTCTTATACAACATTTAATACATGGTGTAAAGGAAAGATTCTTCCTAAAGCTGGTAAGATTCAAGAGATTGCTGATTATTTTAGAGTTTTGAAAACTCAGCTAACAGACGATCATCCATATATAGAAGATGAAGCGTTAGACGAATTCCTGAAAATTGTTCAGAAAATTGTTCAGACTGATGAAGATTTTGTGAATATGGTAATGGACTACTATTATATGGATGATGACAAGAAAAAACTTTTTTGTAACTTCTATAAAACGTTTATTTCAAAAAATTGAGGAAGGGAGACTTACGTCTCCTTTCTTTTTTCCTCTTCAAAACATACTTTTGCAAAATGGAACAACGTTTTCAAATTACTTTCATTTTCTATTTCATTCGTGTATTCGATAATTATTATTCTATAATATTCTTTTACGTCTCTATACTTCATAGAAAACCCCTCCTAAAACTGCTATAAGAGAATTTAATAGTACTTGTTAAGAATTAATCATTAATAAATTTGAAAATATCACTTGCAAGATTGTCAGCACTGGTGTAAGATGCAAGAGGAAATCGATCAAATTGGTCTGACTTTGACTCCGGGACAATCGTTCCAATGTAGGAAGACAACTGTCTCATGTACTCAGTTTCACCGATAATCGGTCTCACAGATAATAAGTATGCAATAGTGTTTAAAAATTCTTTCATGTGTTTGCCCTCCATTTCTAAAATATGTTTTAATTATAGCGGAAACGGAGAAAAAAGTACTTGTTAAATTTTTTATAATTATGCATTAATTTTTTTGTTCGCAATCTTGGAAAACAGGCATAAAAAATTATGTCTTTATTTTTTAAAATAGAATACACAATTTTTTGGTTGCGAAATAGCAAAAGGGAGGTAAAATTTTTTATGTCATCTGAGATTGAAAGAGCACAGAATTTTGGCAACATGCTTGCAAAATCAAGAACAGATGCCGGAAAAACAAGAAAGCAAATGGCTCAAGCTCTCGGAAAGTCAGTCACTACAATTCAGAACTGGGAATCCGGAATAGGTGAGCCTGGTTACAGAACACTTGAGAAGTGGTTTTCAGTGCTAGGATTAAACATGGAAAAGTACATTCTCAGCTACCGATACCCTGACAAATTCTTGACTTTTGACAAAGATACAGAAATCGAAAAGATGGTTGACTGTATTCACGCCTACATCAACACGAACTACACTGAGCGAGATATTCGTCAAATGGCTTACTGTATGTTCGGTGACACTGGTTCCTCATGGCACGAGCAATTAAATATGCTGACAGCTAACAATCACTGCTCTATGCGGTCGAGAGTTAATATCTGTCAAGCTGTTTACGACAACTTCCTTATGGAAAAAGCAAGAGGAGAACTTGTTAATGAAGATAATATAATGCCTGACCTTGCTTCTTTAAATATCGCTTTGCAAAGAGGTCGTGAAGCCGCATGTGAAAACAAAAACGGTTACACAATGACTGGTCAAACAAGAAAGAATAACGATAAAAAGAAATAAAAAGAACCCGGGAATTTCACCCGGGATTTTTGTTTTTATAACAGTTGCAGTCTTACTCAATCCAAGCCTGAAACTTGTCAATGAATCTGTATTTGTCTCCGGCGAATCCGTCCATGCCACTTGCTTTCAGTGTATCGATCTGATCTGCGTAGAAGTTAGGATTGTTCTGTACAGAAACTCTGTAGTGGACCATCTTGTACTTATATCCATCCGGTGTGATGTAGTACAGTTCAACAGCAAGAATCTCTGAACCATCTCCGAGGATTCCATTGACCTTGTCATTCAGATTGTAGCTGTTGCCGAATGTAAGATACGGAAGCCAGCCATTCTTTCTTGTGTACACTCTACAGCGGATCCTGCCTTTGCTCACCTTGATCGCAAGCCACTTGATTGGAACATTATCACCTTTTCCAGCCCAATCAATCTTGTTCACTACTGGTGGCCACCATCTATCCGTGAAAGCCTGATATGTAATATCGACCTGTCCTAAGTCTTTCTTCTCTGCTGGCTTAGAAGGTGCTGACGGTGTTACTGGTGTAGCATTTCCACCAATTTCCATGTAGCAATAGTTCACATCAACTCTTCCACTAACTCCATCCACATGACCGTCGGAGGAATACTGCCAGATCGCATACTGGTCTTTGTAAGTGTCCTCCGGAAGATTCTTGTATCTTGCCATCCATTCAATGTACTTGCCACGAACACTGCCAAGATAGTTGTTGAACCAACTCAGTGAAGCGTAGATTCCCGGAGTATATCCATTCGCTTTAAGTCCTTCGCAGACGATTTCACAGCATCTAGGAGCATAGTTTTGTGTTCCAGGTTCTTCCACATCAATGAAAATTGGTAACTGGAATGTATGCCCTTTGATTAATCTCAAGATATGGTCAAGTTCACTCTGTGCCTGTCTGTCACAAGTCGCATAGCTATACAGATAGACTCCTACCGGTATTCCAAGTCTTTCACACTCAGCAAGGTTGCGAATCCACTGTTTATCATCCTGTGATGCGATATTGTCTCCGTAACCACATCTAAGTATAGCTCCGGCACAACCTGATGCCTTGACTCTTTCCCAGTTGATTACTCCGTTGTGATAGCTAACATCAATAATAAGTTTACTCATACTAGCCACCTTCTTTCAGTTCTGCTTTCTTCTGCTCGATCTCCGCTGCGTGTTCCTCTGCAAATTTCTGCATTGTTTCCAATGACGTTCCTTCATTGTCTGAGATTTCCTTTGCCGAAAGTCCGTAAGCGAAACTCTTAATGATTTCTTTAATTGTCTGTTCTGTCATGATTATTCTCCCTTCTGTTTCATTATTGTTTTGAGTATAAAAATAAGGCCTTTCGTTCTTGATCTGATTTCCATGTATTTACCTCTTAGCCGCTTAATTCCATCGTTCTCGACTCGATTTCATTAGTGATTTCATGCAGTAATTCAATCAATTCCGAGATTGTCATGTTTTCTAATTCCATTACTTTTCCAGTGCCTCACGAATTGCCTCAAGGTCGTCTACTGTGAGTGCTGGATAATCCGCTGCAATATCATCAAACTCTTCTCCGTTTTTAAGTCTGATTCTAAATGCTCTTACCATGATTTTAAGTTTCAGTGTGTTCAATGTTTTCATTATGCTTTTCCTCCAATCAAATCAGCCATCATTAAGATGATATCGTCTGTAGTTGCTTCTAATGTGTCGATACGTTCTGTATCCGTCCTGACCTCATTCTCATAGTTAAGGTACTTACCTGGGTTAGCTTTTACATCGTCCAAATCGAGAATGCCGGTAGGCTCTGAGATTTCCCTATAATCATATTCATGATAAGTCTGCCCATCTTCCTGTCCTTCAGGAATCTCTTTCACGATGTTCTCATTCAGGCAGATATAGATATAATCTATTCCGTCAATCTGTCTAACAGTAACACTCTCTTGCGTAGTGTCGAATCTTGCTTTCATGTGATATCACTCCCTTACATATTTGAATCGTTTTGTTTGCGTTGTATCTTCTTTTTATATTGTAGCTATCCGTGCGGTCTAAGATGCCTTTGTATGACATGCACTTCCTTGCAAGCCATACTGGAATCTTCTTCCTCTGCTTCACAAGGGATTGTGCTTTCTTGTACGACCGCCTCACTCTTAAGAAAACTCTTCTTCTAATTGTGATATGCTGTCTGTATATGCGGACACCCATAATATCAATGAAATGACCATCATCTTTACGTTTTGCGACCGTTGTATATACCGTCCAACTGTCTTTAATTTCCAATCCCATTTCATCCGCTTTCTTAATAATCAGCCTCATAGCCTTGTGAATGTCTTTTGCATTCGTGCCGAGAATCAAAATATCATCCATGAAGAAAAGCTGGTGTTTCACAAGATTAATTCTTTCTGTTGTTCCGCTTCTTTTCTTTCTGATGCGATACATATTCTCCGCTATTTCATGGTAGATTTGAGATAGGAATAGGTTGCAAAGATACTGACTCAAATATGAACCAATGCTCAATCCTGTGTCGAATGTCATGATTAACATTTCTATCAGTTCAAGTAGTGATTCATTCTTAATGTATTTCCGAAGAAATTCCATTAATTTGTTTCTGTCTATTGATGGATAACATTTGCTGATATCGCATTGACCAGCGTATCTGATATTTTTGTTTCTCATCCATCGTTTTATTGCTTTGATACCGTAGGATTGACCTCTGCCTTTCAGTGCTGCACATTGGTATTCTCCAATTCGCTTTAAGAAGTCTTTCATAGCTTCTACTGCGATATAATCGTAGATTTGCTGTTTAATGTTCTGAATTCCGATTCTTCGCACTTTCTGACTGGAAGCGTCAATCTTTTCTTTGTACCATATTGGTTGAAAGTGAATATTGCCTTGAATGATTTCTTCACGTACTCCGTCAACCACTGTTTCAACCATCGGTTTCATTCCGTTTAATCCGAACTCATTGAACATTCCTTTAATAGTGTCTGTCGAAAGTCCAGTGTATTCAGAAAACATTGTCAATGAATCTCTTCTTTTGTATTTCTTTTTAAGGCATTTGTATACTGCCTTTTGAATCAGTTTTCTATCTGTTATATCGACCGTTTTGCAATACGTCTTCATCGATTGTCTTTTTAAGGGCTTTCGGTTTGTACTACTAACCCCGACAGATAGGCTAACCCTATCCGTCCTTACTCCTTTCGTCAAAAATAAAAGTTTCAGTAGGTCTATAAAAAGTATTTCGGGCATCTGTCCAAGAGTCTTTACAGACTACACTCTTTGCGAGTGCGAAATACGACGCAAGGATTTTATATTTAGAAATTAACAATTTCAGCCGAGGTAATTCCAGTTCGTCCTGTCAAGCCTGTTCCTGCAATTCACGTACACTGAGCCGCCATTCGACCCATTCCTGAGATTACCGCGTGCGCCGTAAGTCCTTATATTTTAGTCGGTCGTATTAGGGGAGAGCCCCTCTTTCCTAGAGGAAATTCACCCACCGACGACCTCTTCTTAATCGCAGCCGAGGCAACTCCAGCCCGCCCAGCCAAGCCCGTTCCAGCAACCCACGCACACCGAGCCGCCAGCCGACCCAACCCCGAGAACACCGCGTCCAAGGTCTTCGCGAGTTCCAGATGTACTCTTACCGCCAGCGTAACATCTATCACCCCAACCTTGAGAATCGCTCTTTCCGACAGCTTTGGCGAACCATGAACAAGTTTCCATGTCCACTCCGATATCGCCAATCCACCAGTCAGTTCCGCCATTTCCAGGCATATTTCCAATCAGCTTGTATGTGCTCTTGACGGTCGCTTCATCTTTTACATGTTTGACACCTCTAGGAGCAATATATACGTCCTTGCTGTAATCTTCCTTAAATACCATGACCGAATCCGAATATACGATGTATCCACCTACAGAACATTCAATTCCCATGACACGAAATGGATGTTTGCCATCTGTATTGGAGCCCATTGAACCGTCATGCTTCCCGATTACCTTATCTGTTGTTCCACTCCACCAATGCATAGTGGACAACATAATCTGTGCATTCAGAGTATCGCTTAACGCTACTGGTGTTGTCGTGAATCCCTCTTCAATATCTAAATATACAGCCTTGTTATTTTCGTCAATATCCTCAATTCTAAGGACTTTTACATCGTCAGCGTACTGGTGAATCGTGCCAACTCCACGGTCGTTATTTACCGTATTGTCAGTGTTCTTTGAACCATACCCAACAGACACATAGCTTCCAACAACAATCTGCGAAGCCTGTGAATTTGTGAGTGGGAAGTAGGTTTCTTTCGTTTCTCTCTGAATTGAAGCTGAAAACTGCAAGTTGTAGCTTGTTGTTCCTTTAAAGATTTTCTGCTCATTCTTCGTAGCATACTTAATCACTTCGTACAGAATGACATACATATCTCTTTCTTTTCCGGCACCATAACAGCCTTTACCTTTTCTCTGATAGCTGTCAATCATGTTGTTGTAACACTGATTTCTAGCTGGTTTAGAACCGCTAAATGACCTAAGAAGTCCATCCGTTCCAAGTCCACTGACGTACTCGCTGTGAATCACATAAGAAGCGTAAGTGCCATCTTCTTTTCTAGCTGTCTCCCACGGAATCAACCCGTAATCATCATTCGGAGTATCGGATAATGTCCAGATCTGTTTACCATCTTTCTCAATAGCCGACCAGTACGGAGTCATTGCAATAACACCAACGTCAACAGATCCATCATTCTTATAACCATTTCCCCATCCCTCGATTGCTGTCGGAATCTTGCGACCGTAATCATCTGTAATGTAGTTGCATTTATACCAGTTGAAAATTCCAATGCCCTCGTAGTCATCTCTGCCCTCTACAGTATCCGTTGATGGTTCGCACACCATGTTCGCATTGGCAAGTGTCTTAACACCGTCCGAAGTTGGATTCGTTTCTGTCAAATACACTTCTGTCTGATATACTTTTCCATTTCTCATTGACCCAAAGAATGCCTCAAGAATTCTCTCGTCAATAGCGTCTGTGATAGACTTCACATTCGCCATCTCTTCCTTTAGTTTATCCACCTTCTCTTCCAGCACTGTATAATCCTCTGGGATGCTCTCAAGTGTCTTCTTTCCCTTGGCTTCGATCTGCTTGATTAATTCTTCTGTACTCTCTTCTGCTATGGCATTCATTACTCCGGTATAACTTGTTCCGTCTTCATTTTTTACTCTTAGTTTGGATTTCTTTATGAATACACTCATGTGTAGTTTCTCCTTTCTGCGATTGGTTTACTAAATTTTTGCTTCCTTTAGCTAATTTTTAGCTCTAGCACAGGTTCAACATTTTCACTTCCTTTTGCAATCCACGCTGTTAATGTTTCTTTGCTTCTATCAATAGCTATGAACGTGGATTTATATCCTGTTGATTCAGCACCGTCCCAGTCGCATACATAACTTGTCAATCCATCTTCGATGTAATACAACTCTTCATGCGAATGTCCATGAATGAGACACAGCAAATCGTTTTCACATTGACTAAAGTCATACGGATGTGCAATATTATCTGTGTCGATATAAGTACCTTTTTTCTTGTTTTTTCTGTCTTTCAAAACGTTAAATAACGCAGTAAAAATTGGTTCCTCATAAGACTCCATTTTCCACGTTTGCTTTGTTCCATCTCTATGTATATTATTATCAGTCAATGGTTGGTGATTTAGGAAAATAATATCATACCCATCATTTTTGGATAATTCTTTTACGAACCATGTAGCAACGACTGTTGGCACGCTTACCATTGGTACACCTGAATTCGGTGCGTAGTAAGGGTCAAAAATAATATATTTCACATTATACAAATTATCCTTCACTGTATAACAACATCTTTTTGATTTTCCTATGTATTCCGCATTTTGTGATGTAAAAATCCTACGTAAAAAATATTCTGTCGTGCTTGTTCCATCCCATTTATCGTGATTGCCGCACACACCAATATAGTTTTTTATGTATCTAATATTATTATATATTGTATCAAATTTTAAGTCATCCCAATGTTCAGTCACATCATCACCTAGGTTTATATTGGCTATTTTCATTCCATCTGTATCAATATTATTGACATATCTTTGCGGATGTTGAGGTGACCATCTATGACTATCGGTGCATACGAAAATTGGGATAATGTCTGGATTTTCTTTGTATGCACTTAACAACTTGTTATACGCATCATCAATAATTATTTCTCGGTCGCTCTCCCACCTTTTTTTTCTAGGTAAAACAGGGTCTTCATGTGTGAAATTTCGATATGAAATCGAGCTGTCAAAAATAACTCTTGCTGTTTCTAAAAAGTTTGTATGACATGATATTCTCAAATATTTCGCATTAGATGGTTTGTCAAATTCAGTAATACCCTTCTTATATTCTATACCTTGTATAAAAATGTGATTTTCGTCGTATAACGCATTGAGGTCAGAGTCTTCTTGGCATTCAATTACAAATTTTTTACAATCTGCTAATTCAATAAAATCTGATGATGAATAGCTATCACTAGTTAGTTCATTTCCATCTACATTGTTTATATAAGTATATGGAATTTTTTTAAATAGCACGTTTCCTTTGTCAGCTTTTTTTAGCTTTTCTATATTGCTATTTATAGATTCTATAGGCAATATATATGATTTAACATTTTTTACTATTTCTCGTTCATTTGAAATTTTTAAATTTCTATAACCTTTAGGAATTACAAAGCAATTCATACCATTTTTCAATACGACATTTTTATAAAGGGTGTTGTCCTCTGAATACATAGCATTATATTTTGAATCAACGGGACTATAAACAATAACTGCGTCACCATTAGTGGCAGATATCGTTAATAAGTCCCATCCCTCATAACCTATAATTTCACATTCAGTATTGACATATTTGTCAGTTTCTATTTTAGGGTTAATTAGATACGCTTTTTGTGTTGCTACTATATCTTCCTTGAGAGAATTAAATTCCCCCATATCTGGCACTTCCACCTCATCATCTTCATCTGAGATCCATACATTATTGTTCGGATCTGTTGGCTGTTCTTTCTGACGGACAACAAGATTCTCCCTTAGTTTTCTTGCCTGTCCTCTCATTGCGTCTCCGATGTTTTTATGGACGTTTCCATCTACATCCGTTCTTCCATCTATAAGTTCTTTCTTGTTTGTTGTGATCTGCGCCAACTCTTCTTCCGAAATTCCACCCAAATCACCATCAGACGGAGCCGGAGGAATTAGGGTTTTCTTTTCGATTTCACCCGTGTCTTTGTTCTTTGCAATTAAATATGCACCTTTTCCAATATCACTCGTCGCCATGTCGTACCTCCTTACTCAATCGTGATTCCTCTTGTTTGTGGGTCGTAATTTGCTGTTCCTGCGGTAACTGGATTTTCTTTTAGATACTCATTAACAGCTGTTGTCACTTGTTCTTGAGTGACAGGATTCTTTATTTTTTCATTGACAATCGCCAATACATCTTCTGCTTTCAATGCCATAATTCTCACTCCTTAAACAATAGATATGCCACGGGTTGACGGGTCGAATTCCAACTTCACAGCTACTTTGGAATCGTAGGTGTTCAACAATTGCTCAATTAAATCCTTGTTCTTTTCCGCGATCTGCTGAGTAGTTTCCAATCCCTCAAGGACTTCTCCCTCAGCCCATGTTGTGTTCCACTCTGTCGTAAGAGTGCCGTCTGAATTTGACTTTTTGGCGCAGACAGAGAAGTGGATTCCGTCTGTATATTTCGTTACATTTCGACCAAGAACCCAAGAGAATGTGATGTACTCTCCGCTTGTCACAACATCTTGTACAATGTAGGAGTCTCCCTCTTCATCTGCTTGATTCGGACTTTTGTAGTTGATGTACAGATTCATGGTCGCAAGATTGATATTGTTTCCAACAATTTTCGGACACTTGAAATACTTTCTCTCAGCCTTTTCATCTGACTGCACACCGAAAAGTCTCTCTGAATCAGGAACATTAATCGTCCTTGTCTCCGGGTCAATTATAAGAATGTCATTGACCGGCTTTACAATCTCCTGTTCTGCCAGTGCTACAGCTAATGCTTCTTGCTCTGTCACTGATCCACCTCCGTTCTGTTCGTGGTGAGTCTTCTTCCATCTGATACGCCGATAACCCTTACTTTGAATGAGATGCTGTCAAGAACTTTTGACGGGATTTCGCACTCATTACCAATAATTGGTCTACACTCTTCTACTTTGTCCCATGCATCATTGAAAACGGCTACCTTTGCGTATCCGTTCCAATCATAGGAAAAAGAAAACTGTGCTTTCAAATATCCCGTTGTCCCTCTTGCGATATCACTAAAATCACAGTTCTTTGCTTTCTCTATCCTTTGCTCTTTTACGTTGAATTTTAATGTTCTCATAACATCACTCCTGCGATTTTATAAAGATTTCAGACACATCAATTACGTTTCCAGCTCCAATGTCTCCACCGAACGGAGTGATAGTAACTTGTCCGTTGGTTTTAATTTTTAAATTAAAGCCAAAATTATCAGCGATGTAGATCCTGCGTGATACTTCGAACATAGGTACTGGCGTCATAGTAAGCAGGATATATTCGTGTCCTCTTGGAACTTCCGTTTTCATATTGCCAAAAATTCTAAGCCATGTTACAGCTCCTGCTTCCGTAATGTGATAATTTTGATGTGTCCAGATCTCGACAGTTCTTGTTTTAGGGATTATAACAGAGTTAATAACTTCCCTTTCTTCATTAACTTCTTTTGCTCCATAGGGGCTACCTTCTTGAGAGTACTCGGTAACATCAGTGAAAGAAACTGTATTGTCGCTGTTGTTCGTCATTTTGTATTTCTTATTTCCAGTTGTGTCTTTCAATACACTATCCTTAAAATCAGTTCTTAATGCCATAACGATGCCTCCTATAACTTCATTCCAAGCTTGATATCACCGAGCTTGTTCTTGTTTTTCTTGATACTGTTCAAACCATTGTAGTAATCAACTGTCATCTGTTCATATCTGTTCATATCCTCATAAGACGGTGTCGGTTTATTTTGATACCAGTTTTTCATGTCTGATGATGTGTATTTTACAAAACCGAACGACTTGTCATGTAAAAGCTTTAAGTTCAATTCAATCAGATTGAATTCATCTGCAAATGGGAAATCCGAATATGTCTTATCGCTACCCATATTCTCATATTCGTATTCAGGAAACAACTCAAAAGACAAGTTGATCAGATATTGTATGTTGTTCTTGATTCTATTGTAATCAGTATGAGAAAAATACGAGTGTTCTCCCCAATTAGTATATGGTGTCGAAAATGATGCCATGCTATTACCTCCTTGTTTCAAGCGTTCCACTTACAGTTCCGTCATAGGTCAGCGACACGCTTTCCGCTACCGTCTTAACCATTTCTCCGTCACGATTTTCTTGATAGATTGTATCTCCGGCATCCAGTGCCGGTTCTCCACGGTAATCGATAGAGTAATCAATTCCTGGATTGTAATAATCAGCTACCCATTTGCAGACTTTATCGCAGAGTTCCTTATCCGAAATCAACGGATTGCTCCAATCTTTTTCAACACCGTAATTGCTGATTTCCGCAACGGAATAAGCGTTTGACTGATTGAATTTTTTACCGTTAACGATGACTTGAACCTTATTTCCCCTGTCATTTCCTCTAAGTTTAAGTTCAACAAAGTATGCTCCACTGTCCGAAATCTGAACACTTTGACCATCTGCCTGATTCTCAAGAGAAGCTGTATAAGAATGATGCGGTTCATCAAACGTATATAACAAAGTTTCATTCGTCCACTCAACCTCTTCGCTTACTACTTCTTCAATCGTATCGGATTTTGAATAGACAGTTCTGATATTCTTTAACCGCTTGATATTCTCCGGCTTACTCATAGTCGGACTGGAATACATATCATCTCTTTCGATTGTGTAATCGATGTTTTCACCAAGCTCAATATAATCAACCACAAGCCTTGTATTTACATTGATTCTTCCAAACTCAATAACCATCTTGTCGAATTCTTTAAATTGGTGATCTGTAGTCCATGTTTTCACATCAGCATAGTTGATTTTTCCATCAGAAATTCCGATAGATTCAACGATCTGGTCTTTCAGATAAGTGTTAATGCTCATCGTATTTGGGAATAAATGATACACTTTCACTTTCATTCCATTGCTTTTTCTAGGAACATCAAACGTCTTTATAATCTGCGGAGGTGTCGAAAACGTTCCACCTTTAGGAGCAATATCTTTTGTAACAAATCCGACATCATCTTTAACGCCAGTCCTCGGAAGAAACGGCGGTCTGCTACCGAGCTGCCACATTGAATCTTCATATGTCGCATAACGCGTCTTTTCATTGTCAATATTCACATTGGAAACATCAGAGAAATATGCAGTCTCAGTAGAAGTTGTCTCTGCATCCGGGTCAAATGCTGACTTGATACAGATTTTTCCATATCTGTCAACAGTCAAAATGCATCTTCCGGCATTAGCAATAATTTGCAATGCTTCTTTGTGCGACACTAATGGAATAGGGTTTCTGACCTCTACGGACTTCAAATAATTGTCAATAAAAAACTTATCTTGAGGAATCAAATGAGTACCGATTGCATCAACAATTACACGTCTTGCTAAAACATACAGCGTAATTCCATTTTCGTTCCAATCTCCACGATGATAGTTGCCTTCTCCAAACTGTTGAAGAACATCTACAGCCGTTATACTTGCTTCATCGTCACTTGCAGACCATTCACTCAGTTTCAATGTATGCAACAAAATCCACTCTGTTGTTCCATCGTCAAGGTCATATCCCATCTGAACAAATATATTTTGTCCTGTTCTCAGATAATTGATGATTGACTCCTTGTTGTCGTAATCAAACCTCTTATCATTATTATCAATAGTCAAAGTAAAATTAATCTCCGGCAAATCCTCGTTGATCTGTGATACCGTAGAAGTTGATTCTGCGTTGATTATGTCATTATCTGTAAAAACTATCGCATTGCCAAATAAAATCCTTTCAATACGCACACGATTGTTTGTAGCGGACATTTCAGTGACTTTTATCTCAAGAGAATTTGTGTTATCAAATCTATCATCTGTCGTAAAGTTCAAACTGCTGTTTGAATAGCTCTTTGATGTTCCGTCAGATGTGATTATGCTGAATTTGCTAGGATAATTCCCGGCAAACTTTATAGTTAATCCGGCAATGTCAACATTCTCTTGAAATGTCATTTTCACTGAGAAACTGCTTGAAAACAGATTATCCGATACGATTCCAACAGGTTCATACTGAGATGCTGCATCCGGGAGAAATCTCATAGAACCGTCAAGCATCCAAAAGTTATTCTCATAGGTTGCATACTGGCTTTGAACTTTTTTCTGTTCAAATACTCCATCAAAATCAGAAAATCCTGCATACTGGCTTTGATTACTCAGCAATGCCTGACTCTGTGCTGTATCATTTATAACGCCGAGTATTACTTTCATGTGAGAAGCATTTCTCAGCGGTTTTTTCATCGATTCTCTATATGCATCTGATACTTCGTACATCCTACCACCCCGCATCAATCAGATTCATTTTACAGTTAATATAAGCAAGAGGACGGCCGGATGAATCAATCTTGAAAACATCTGCCGTCCTATCTCCGCAATACATTGTTAATGTACGCCACTTATTATTTACCATATCCCAAAATCGAACACTGCTAAAGAAATTCTTATCAAACTCTTGTAGCATTGTTGACCAAGTTTCTGCATCCAAATATGGCCACTCCAACGAATCTATCTTATAGTTATCACGACCAATTTTCTGTCCAACCACTTTATTTGCTGCATTTCTCGCAGCATTTGTAGCTGTAGTAACTTGAAAATTCGGATAATATTTCGGTGCCGGATATTGATGACCATTTACAATGATGAAATCACTCAATTTAATTGACATATCCTAGCACCTCCTATGTTGTACTGAAACTGTATCCAGAGTTTCTACTTCCCCTTGACAGTTCCTTATTTACTTTCTTGCTGTTCATCATCAGTGATGTATTCTTTCTAAGAAGTCTCTCATTCTGCTCGATAAGCTTCTGCAAGAGTCTTTCTGTATTTTTGTTCGCTTCTGCAACTCCGTTGGATACTCCGGTCACAATCTGATTGTTATTGGCAACCACATTTCTATTTCCCATTCTTCCAACGTATTCCGGTGCTTTCTCATTCGCCACAAACAGCTCGCCATTATGAGGAAATCCACCTACAGAATATTTCCCGACCACATCAGACAGCTTGAATGTACCGATACCGTTTGCGTATCCTTTGTATCCACGTGCAGTCCATCCAGCATACAGACTTCCGTATCTTTTGACTGTGTAATTGATAGCGGCGATCATGTTTGACAGTGGATCGTATATGTTTGTGTTGAATCCAGCCATCGCATTTGCACGGAATGTCGGGTCAATTACCTGCATCAGTCCTTTTGACGGAATACCTCTGATTGCGTTGATATCCCAATTGTTGATAGCGTTCGGATTTCCACCTGACTCATGCATCATCTGAGTTAACAAGGCATTCAGATTGGATTCGCTGAACTGATTTGTCAGTAAAAGAGCTTGTTTCGCAAGTCCTCTCCACTGCTCCACTCCGGCAGATGGTTTGTAATCAATAGCACCGAAACTGTCAAAGAATCCTTTGATTTTGGAAACTGCTGTTTCAAACAGTGAATTAACTGCTGTCTTCGCAATTGTGATTCCAGGCTCAAGTGCTCCTGTCAAATCTGTGAATTTATCAATTGCCGCTTTAAGAAGCTTCTTTGGGTCTTTGATGTAACCGAAAATGTTACTTGCAATATCGCTGATTTTGTCTGCTGTACTTCCAAAGAAATTACCGATTCCAGATTTATACTTCTTCACGCCAGTAATTCCCATCAATGCTGCTGTTTGACCAGCTGGCATTACCTTTGTACCTTTTGGCATCGGCAGAACGACATTTCTTCCTGTTGGAATTACTGTTTGTCCGTTCGGATACTGGACAAGCTCTCTGTAGGTATTCCCAGGCTGGTCATTGACAACACCAAAGGAATCTCTTGCGACTCCGTTTGTACCGCTTGCATAGTTATCAAGTCCAGATACGTTAATCAGATCGCCGTCTCCACCTAATTTTCCGTAAACCCAGTTCACAGCCTTAGCGATTGCTTTTACTGCGCCTAAAACAGGTGATTTTATCCAACTTGCTACATTATTGAAGTACCCACCAATCTTGTCAAAAATTGAAGTAATTCCGTTGTAGGCAGACTTAAAAATATCATTGAACCACTGAGCAATCGACTCCATATTTGACTTGATATCCTCACGTTTTTTACCAAACCAAGAACCGATGTTTGAAAATGCATTCGTTACACCGTCTCTAGCAGCTTGAAATTTTTTCGAAAACCACTGCACAATTGGTGAGAAAATTGTTGTAATCGCCATAAAAAGCAATTTGAATAAAGATGAAATATATTGCTTAAATCCAAGAGCAATATCTTCTACTCCTTTCCAAGCTTTTCCCCAATCACCAGTAAACACACCTGTCACAAACGTAACCAAGCCTTGGATTATCTTTATCGCCCCACTCACCATTCCAGTAATAGTAGAAACAACTTGTGCTATCTTGCTGATTATTATGGAAAGCACTTCTCCGATTGCTTTTACTGCGGCAATCATTGTTGATTCGAACAGCTCTTTCGCTCCACTTGATTCATATAAATCGTAAATAGAATTAAACAGTTCTTTTAGGTTCTCCCAAAGTGGTTTAAATCCGTTGTCCCAAATTTCTTTTTTAGCAAAAGAAAATGCATCTCCAATTTCCCCAACAGCATTTTTTACAGCATCTCTGAATCCCTCAGAAGTATTCCACAAGTCCATGAGTTCAGCAGCTAAAATTGTAATTCCGGCAACAATCAATAAAGTTGTTGGAGATAATGTAATAAGAGATTTAAAGTTTAGCTTTCCTGCAACTTCCTTTATTTTATTGAATTTTTCTGCCATTCCATCTAATTTTGGAATGATTTCAGCTATTTTCTTTGTGATTTCACCTGTTGCTCCGATTCCAATAACCGATGCAAGTATTCCTGTATTTTCACCACCGTCAGAAGCAAACTTGAAAGCATTCTTTATTCCTTCAATAATCTGTGATCCAAGCTCTTTCCAATTGGCATTCTGAATAAATGTTTTAATTGACTCTATTACAAGAGCAACCATTCTTCCGATGGATTCTCCGATTGTTCCAAGATTGATTGATTCCAGTGCGCCGTTAAAAGCATTAGCCAGCGCCATTCCAATGTCTTCACCTTTAAGTTCTCTCAGTACACCGACAAGAGTGTTCCAAGAAATCATAAAATAAGCTCCGAGAGTGTATCCTATCGTTCCCCAGTCAATGTTTTGAATCCCTGTGGAAATAGCTGTTCCGATTCCTGTTCCAAGATTCGTCCAGTTAAACCCGGTAATCAAAAGCTGTGCAGTATTGAAGACCGTATTCACTCCGGCAGCAACAGTAGCTCCCATTAACGGCCATTCAATATTGTCAACAAGGCTATTCATTGTTGTGGTAAAAGCATTGCAGAAATAAGTTATCTTTTCCCCATGCTTATTCCAGTCAAATATGTCATACAATTTCTGCATTCCGGCATTTACGCCCTCTGCCATGATTGAGCCTAGAGAAGTCCAATCTTGAGCTTTGAACGCTTCTCTGAGCCGTTTAGCATAATCAGAGATAGCCTTAGTTGGTTCAGTTGTCTCAAACATTTCAGAAACATCTGGCCCCGTATAAGCACCGGAACTTCCATCAGAGCCACCACTTGAACTTGAGTTTGATGTTGTCGGCTGGATAACATTTAGTTCGTCAATTCCAAGAGTATAGTTCTCAAGGTCTTTTGCTGCTTTTGCCGCATCACTTCCAGCTTTTTTAGCACTACTTCCAGTGGATGTGAGTGTTTTTCCGTAGTCTTTCCATGCTTTTTTTGCTTGCACCACTGCTGTTTTTCCAGTCAATACAGCCATGAACTGCGCGACCTTATTCATTGCATTGGCGAGCATATCAATAAATGCTGAAATATACGGTCCGACTACATTGATAATCGGAGCAAAAGCCGCTGCCCATGCATTCTTCAAATACAGAAGAGATGTGACAATACCTGAAATGCTCTTATTGTAATCAGAACTGTATTGAACAAGGTTGTTTGAACCTTCCTTAATAGCATTATTTATTGCGCTCAGCGCTGAAAATACAGTGGAAAATACAAGTGACATTCCTAGCATTCTTCCCATTGACATTTGACCACCGGATTTATTTGTTTTGGTAATCAAATTCTTAAGATCTTTTGCTTTAGAAACCACGCCACCAACTGTTTTTCCCATCTTTCCAAACGTACTTGAAAGAGATTTTGAAACTTTCTGAGTGCCGGAAAGAATCTTTGAAAGATTAGACGCTTCTTTTGTCTCTTCTTCAGCAATTCCTTTGTCTTTATCTGGGACGATGCTCGAAAATCTTTGTCTCGTTTCAGCTCCGCTCAATACGGATTTACCATCAGATGCACCAAGTTGTCCGCTTGCCTTTTTGATGGTCTGAGCACTTGCTTTTAAACCGGAAGTTTTCTTTTTCAGTTCTTCGCAAGCCTTTTTCGCAGAATTAACCTCAGAAGAATCAACAGAAATCTTTATGCTTTTGGATGCTTCTGCAACTTTTTCTGAAAGGGCTGTCACTTTCTCTGAAGCTTTTTCTACATCTCCAAGCTTGTTTACGCTGATTTTAATTTGCCGTCCATTGATTTTCGCCATATCTTTGGACATTGTCTTAATAGCATTCTTTAAAGCTTTTACATTTTTAAAATCAAGTTTAGAAATACCCTCAAGATTATCAGTAAGCGCATTTATTGTTGGTTGATAAGAGCAAACAGATTGAAGCTGTTGCGATACAGTACCTAATCTTTTTGCCAAATTAGTCAAACTAGCATTTGCTGACTTAGCCGATGCTTCAATTTTTACCTCAAGAGAGTCAACCTCTGTTCCCATGTTTTCACCACCTTTTTACAAAAAATAAAGGATGGTGAACCCATCCTAATTTATCGATGTCTCAGGTAATCCTCTTGCCCTGTCTGCTGCAATCCAAGCATCCATTTTTCTGATTTCCTCTTCCATCTCACGAAGTTCACGTTCTTCATCAGTCATTCGCGATTCTTCAATTAATGTTTTCAGAATCGGTTTCTTCAGATACTTTTCTTCTTTGACAAAGCACGTATTGATTGCACTGATAAGATATTGCCCTGACATCCAATTCATATAATCAATATCAAGAAGTTGCTCTTCGTATCCGGCAGATACCGCTTTCAGGATTCTAGGATTCATGCTCCAAAATTCTGTCCAGCCAACTCCCATTTTTTTTGCTTGTGGATACCATTCACAGGTGAAAAACTCACGCTGAGAACGGTACGATCTTACTTCGCTGCTGCTGTTTTTCTGCCGCCAGTGTTCTTCTTCGCCTGATTCTTTGTAGCTTCCGCTTCCGCTCTCTTGTTGAGGTTGCGAAAAAAATCAGACTGTTCCATTTCTTCTTGCATTACTTTGGTTGCATCATCCATTGTGCCACCATTCAGAATATGCTCTTGAATCTCAAGTCCGGCATCTGCACGTCTTTTTCCCATGCACAGCGCAATATATCCTCTAACCATGCTCATCGGTTTCTCTTCCATGGATTCAACTGATACGCCCATGTCCTCAAGGTCGCAAACAAGGTTAAAGTCAAAAGGTTTCCCTGAATATTCTTTTCCATTAATTTCAAATGTTTTCATGTCTTTGTATTCCTTCCCGTAATTTTATATGGGAAGGGCGCCACTAAGAGCGCCCGTTCCTGTTGTTATTCTGTAATGTCAGCGTAATCAAATTTTACGTTCCGAGTATTCGCTGACCTGTCTTGCTCGGAACGTGCTACCCCTTTGTTACTGTAAATGTGCCGTTTCCAGCGTCAACGATTGTATACTCGTCTGTCACTTTCTTTGCGACAGTGTTCTGAATGATGGTTGCTGTCATCTCACAGATTTCATCGACACCACCAACGTCTGACGGAGTAGCTGATACCTGTGCAACGTATGCATATTTCGCAACGCCACCGATACCGTCTGTTCCATATAACTGGAAAATAGCTACTCTTTTCTTCTCAAGTTTGTCAATATTGTCAAGATACTCTTTTTCAAGGTTTCCTGTCACCTCTTTTGCATCAGACTGTTTAATACCCATCTCAAATGTCTGTGCATCATCTTCCATAGTTGTTGATTCAACTGTGTTTGGTGCAGACACAGGAGCAGGCATTGATTTTGCTTTCAGAAGCAGTTTGTAACTTCCGGCAAAATCAACTGTTGACAAATCCGCACCATCGTCTAATTCTTTGTAAATAGCTCTTACTTTATAACTGGTTGAAGCCATTTTTTACCTCCATTTCTGCCATCTAGGCAATAAAAAAGAGCCTTTCGGCTCAGTGCAACGCATCTATATTTCCGAGAGTTCGTCTGACTCGCATTACACATCGGTAATATTCGTCTCCGTCACTCTCTTCGGGAAATGAATTAATTTCAAATCCCATATTTTTGTATACCAAGGCAACTTCTTTCAAAACCGCCTTAGCTTCTTTAGCACTTTTATCTGTACTTACTTCCACTTGCATGGAATACAAGATTCCGCTGATATCTTCACCGTCCAAAGCGCGTGCTTTTTCCGCACCAGGCAATTCACGAATGTAAACTGTTGGATATTTTACGGTCACGCCTTTAGGTTTTGAAGTAGTCGTGAAACGAATGTTCGGATACTTACTTTTCAGCTTATCTCCTACTTTCTTCTGAACAATAGAGAAGATGTGTGTCTCTAAGTCGAAAACCCATGAATTATCCACTTCCAAACACCTCCCTCGCCACTTCTGAAACGGATTTAATCATCTCAAGGCTTGCATTGTACATCGGCATGGTCGCTTTGATACCGTAGGAATGATGCCATTTTCCATCATCTCCAAAGTAGTACCAGCCGTTCGGATCAGCCGCATGAGTCTGTCCCGGATAACTGCCAACACCGAATCCAAGCTCTCCTGCTTTTGGGTTTTGGATGCTGTTGTAACGAACACCGGCTCCGAATTCTATAGCGAACAGAAGATTGAACGGTTCTCTTCCCTCTGGATACTTTACTTCACCAGTTGCAATCAGTACCGCTTTGCATCCCATCTCTTCTTCTGTCTTATCACTTTTCAGAGTCACTGTTTTTCCGAGCGGAGATTCTGTCAGCTTTTCAACTGCGACAGTCTGTCCTCTCTCAATCAATTTTTCACAGAACAAGCTTAACTTTGAATCAAGCGATTTCTGATAAGTTTCAATCTGTTTGATTGCTTCATCAATGCTCTTTTGCGATAATCCGAAACTGATTTTTGTGCTCATTCTTATCCCTCTTTAATCAATCGTTGAAGCAAGAACGTATCTTCATTCATAGCTTCGTCGTTGACGTCCTTAACAACGTAATCTGCTGAGTTTTCATCCACGTTTGACATATTTATTTGGTCTTTGTATTTAATGGCTGAATTTCGCCAAATACGCGCTCCTTTTACCAATGGAAGAGTTCCTTTTGCACAGACAATCGTTGCCTTGTCAGAGGAATCATCAATGCCAAACGCCCGAATAAATGTATCGGTCAATGTAGAATTGATATTCGCTCTGAATAACTTAGGTTCCGTGTAGTGTGGTTCAGTCTCTCCTGACTCAACAGGAATCTGTTCTCCATCTACTTCGATGTACTTCACATTCCCATCATCATCAGTCATATATACCGGAGACGTACCATCTTGCAAGGAGTAGTACATTTTCTGCTTATTTCTGTTCAGTGTCCTCACTTACGGTCACCTTCTTTACTTGCTTCTGAATCTGATTTACACCAGTACTTGCAAGTCCGGATACAATCCCTACTGCAATTGCATCAAGAACGTCTGTTGCTGGAAAGTTAGGAATTACATACATTCCAACAACTCCGAGAATTCCTCCGGCCACACCAACAATCACAGGGATATAATTATCTTTTACTTTCGGACACAGCTTTGCTCCTAGTCCAACAAGATAAGTAATAACCACGATCGCCAATACGGTTTCCATTGAAAAAATATCCATCATTCTTCACCACCATTCATTCTGTTTTCCAGTGTATCAATTCTGTGATGTGCACTCTTTACACTGTCTTCCAGTTTGATTATTCTTCCATTGTGAGAATCAAGCTTATCTTTCATCTGAGAGATCTCACTTTTGATGTCCTCACTCAAAGAAGAGATGTTATCAAGTTTCATATTGATTTTTGTGTTCTGCCTAACTCTTTCTTCGATATCTTTCGTGTCCGAACGTTTATTGTTCTTCAAACCGAAGAAAATGGAAAAAGCAACTGACACCACACTTATAATGATTGCTGTCGATATTTCAATAGTCATCAATCATTTACCTGCCTTTTTCTTATTTCCATTAGCTGCCCACCACCAAATTAGCTAATACCCTGCGACCATATTGCTGACATCAGCAAAATGTTCACGCACAATCTTCTACAAAAAATGAACATACGGAAGCACGTCATTAAATATCGAACTTGAAACATAAGCATTTTCATAGGAACGGCTGATTGAATTTTCACTATGGCTTGTCTCTCCCTCAGCTCCTTCTTTTGCTTTTAGGTCAACAACAGCCATGGCGATTGTATTCAAATGCTTTTCCATGTCAGATTCTATCTTCGCATCCGTAAAAGACGGAGGATAGTTTCTGCACTGCTTAAATTTCTCAGTTACGAATCCGATTAACAGTTTTGATGGTTTTTCATCGGCAAGCTCTGGAATATCAGACAAGTATTCTACTGATTTCTCATAGATTCTGTCTTCAATTGCCATAGCTGCACCTCACGATCTACAGATTGAACCTTGTAATAAAGTATTCTTTCAAATCTTGCCCAGTCATATCGTCAACATTTGATACTTCATGTTCTCTTGCCAATTCTTTCAAATCAGCAGTGCTCATTCTGTTGATGTCTGTTTTCTTATACTTAAACTCTACCGGTATTTGCATTTTCTCAGAATACCGCCCCGGAGTTCCTTCCGGGACTTCTTCTCCTGCTTTGTACCACTTGCCATTCATTTTGATAATGTTCTTCGCAAGCATCCGATCACCTCTTACGCTACTTTCATAACAACAACGCTGTTCATTCCTTCAAATGATGGAAGACCAATCATGGATACTACGCAATGAGTATTGATTGGATGCTCTGTTGCATATGTGTAGACAGAAATACCAGTTTCAACAAGTTGCAGATTTCCTCCGGCGAGATCTCCGCTTCTCTCTTCCGGTGTTCTTCCGAATACGTAGTCTCCAAGATATACTCCTGCTGACTGACAAGAGATAATGTTTGTTGGGATGAAATACTGTGTTGTTCCAGATTCATCAACATACATCTTGTCATATACCTCGATTTCGATTCCGTACTCTCTCAGATAAGAAAGAACATCTGCCTGTCTTACTCTGATACCGCCGTTGTAAGCAGTAATTCCGAGTACCTGCTTCTTTGTGTCTTCTGCTTTCAGAATCATCTCAAATGTCTCTGTATTCATAGAGAATCTTGTCAGAGAATATCCTGTCTTCTTTGCAAAATCACGTCTTGTGTCAATCAAGTCTTGAAGTGGTGTTGCTGTTGCCGGAACGTTCCACTTATCAGATGCACCCTGAATCTCAACGAAGTGATCTGCCTTGTGCTTTGCTCCATTGTCTGTTGTGTAATCAATTGTGTATGTCTTGTCTTTGATTTTAACAGTAACTTTCGGAACACCGTCTGACGGAGCAAGTAACTGCCAAATCTGTCTCTCAGGAACTACCATAGCTCCTTGAATCAGATTCATAGGTTTCTTGCTGATCTGTCTGAGTACTTGATTTGCAAGATTTGAGTTTTCGGCAGACTGATAGTTCGCATACTGCTGCTCCTCTTTTTCTGTTACCATATAGGACTCTCTGTAGAACGGCATTTCGTTCTGGATGTCCTGGAATCCACCAACATCTCTTAATTCTGCCTGTGCATCAAAGTTGGATGCTTTCAGAGAGATTGGCTGAGAATTTTCGCCAAGGATATATCTCATCTCCAGTGAATCCTGTTTTGTTGTTCCAAATTTCTGTCTTCCAAGATACGGTGGAAGCGCAAGAGACGCTTTGTAGTTATTCCACATAACTCCAAGACTTCTCGCTGTAAATGCTTGACTTAATGGTAATGCCATGTCTGTTATTCCTCCTTAATTAACCTTCTGCAATCTTTGGTGCTCCGTAAAAAGTAACTCTCGGAGTCGCTTTTCTTGCCGCATCTGCAATTGAAAGACCTGTTACTTTTTCCCAATCAATCGTTCCCTGATATACATATGTTCCCGGTGCATCTCCCTGTGTAACATCAACGTCCTCAAGAAGATATCCAAGGCATTCAGCATCATTGGACGGATACGGCGTTCCAGCTTTTACAATTTTCATTCCGTTGTTATCTGCCGCAGATACCATTGACTGCTGTACTACGCAAGCAGCTCCCTCATACGGGAAGAACTTCAGAATTCCTTTACCTTGTGTAAAATCTCTTACAATTGGTTTACCCATTGCTTAATTCCTCCTTATTTCAAAACGTAGTAGTCTTTTACAGACCGCTCACTCTGTTTGTTGCCGAAAACAATAGATTCTGCATTTTTCACATCTTCCGGCTTATCATCTGGTTTTCCACCGCCAGGATTTCCACCGCCCGGATTAATTGAACCGTTAGCGATTTCCTGTTCTTTCGCCTGTGCGGCGGCTGTTTCTTTATCGGCGATAATCTGTGACATGGAATCAATGGCTGTCTTTGCAAGATCGTAATTGTCTTGAAAACCAGCAAGAACATTCTCTGCCTGTTCACCCGTCAGTCCTTTTTCAGCAGCATAAGCACGAATATCTTTCTTGATGTTCTCTTTCTGCAATGCATCAATCTGTTTTCTCAGCTTCTCAATCTCGTTATCGTTCTGTGGTGCCGGATTTGGGTTCGGCTGTGGATTTGGAACCGGTGTAGGCTGTGGCTGAGGTTCCGGCTTTGGTGCTGGATTTGGGTTCTGTGCCGGAGCTGGTCTGTTATTATGAAACTGATTCAAATAATTAGTGACCTGTGCATCTGTCGGCTCTTCAATTCCTAACGCAACCAAATTTTGTTTTGCTTCTTCTCTTGTCATAGTTATTACCTCCGTGATCTACATTTGATTTCGCTGTTCTATCAGCATGGATTTTTTCTTTTTCCATTTGACGCATGGATGCAAATTTATATAGAAAAAGCCAACCACTGATTTCTCAATGACTGGCTTATTTCTACTATCCTAATTTCTGCCAACTCTTTGTCTCAGAGTTGAATTTGTATAATTCCGATGTGTCTAACATCAAACAGGAACTTCCTGCATCTACATAAGTCGGGAGCTTATCAACATCTTTTGACTGAGCTTCATAGCTTCTAACATTTCCCGATGCTTCGGTACAAACAATGCTCCCCATATCCGGCACATCTGTTCCCGGAGGATACGTCTGTCCGTCTTGTTTTACTGTGTAATCATATGTCATTCTTCTACCTCCGGCGTTTTGTTGCCATTTGAATTCTGATTATTTCCCGGTTCTTGATTCTGATTAGCATTATCATCAATTTGATTTTGCTTATTTTCATCATCAGAGGTCCTGTAAAGCACATCCAAATAAGGCTTGGACAGAATGTACGCTTTTTCACTATCCGGGAATAATGTGCTAAGCTCATATGCAAGTTTCGGATGAGTGCCGTCTTTCAACAGGTAGTCCAGAAACTGTGCCTTTACTAGCATATTATCCATAGGGCTGTGATTAATAATCACTTCAAACTGGCTCGTATCAATAGGACATTCATTTTTCCCTTTTCTTACACGAATAATATTCAAGATAACTTCATTCAGTCTTTGTTCTGACTCTTGAATAATCGGGTCTTTCAGTTTTCCTCTCGTCTTAGCCATATCCCATCCGTTGCGGAGTTGTACCGCCCCTTGAGTGTCACCTCCTGTGTTTCCCTCAAGTTTAGGAATGGCAAGAATCTGTAAGATATTATCCAGCAAGTCTTGTTTTGCAACCTGTGACTGAGTTTGATTTAGCTCCTGTGTCATAATATCAACATCAGCCTTATTGTCAGTACCATTGTTTGATTTAACAACAAGAGCACCTTCCATTTTCATCTGTTGGAATGTTTCATGGTCAACTGTACAGTTTACAAATTTCACCCAAGCACTAACGAACTGCTCAATGCTGTCCATTCTGTTTGACTGCATATTGTTAATTGCATCAAACATGGATGCTACAAGCTCAATATCAGAAATTCTCTCAAAATTGTTTGGGTATTCAACAATAGGGATTCCACCAAACGCATGTACACCCCATTGTTCAACTTTTCCGTCTTTGATAATGCATTGGTGCGTTTTCGTGTGGCATGACTTATACCATTCACCATTCAAGTCCTTGAATTCCTGAACAGAAACAAGCGGTTCTTCCGTAATAGATGAATAAATGATGTAGGTATTCATCGGAGTTGGAACTGTAATTCTAAACGGCATTTTTTCTCCCGGTTTTTCAAACTGAGCAGCTAAAAAAGCTGTTCCAGTTGCCGACTGCCACTCACCAGCTCTGATATTTCTAGCATGTTTATGAGCGCGTCTCAAATAATTATTAAACACGTCAACATATTCACTGATATTTTCCTTTACAATGCTCACGCACTGCAACGGTTCTCCATAGGACTGTCCTACTTTGAACTGAACTGCTTCATAAGCGTGATTTTCTACTACTTTGTTTACCACATCATCTCTGATCGTCTTTGTACGGTACAGAATCGGTTGATCTCCTTTGTAGTAGTCCCACAAATATTTAGTAACACTTTTGTTAAAGTAAAAGATTCCAAGTGTTTCCCCTACAACTTCCAAAATATTGCTTTGATCAACCTCTTCGACATTCGCATATGCAATTTTTCTTCCGTATTTGCCTTTTACAAGGTCTTGTAGAGTATTCTTGTTCATTTCTTCACCTTAAATCAAAAAAGTCATTCCGCTACTGCAATTTCTAATTGGCAGCGACTTCCTGACTGTTTCTCCCGTTGCTACTTTGAAAATAATCTTTTTGTTGCACTTCTTGCATCGACAGACTTTGTCGATTTTTCCTTTTCCGTCATAAGTGCCAACTTTCCTGTTGCACTTCGGACAATAGATTGTTTGTTCTTTTACCATGTTTTTCACCAATAAAAAATGCACCTGGTTCGTCATTCCAAGTGCATCTTTGAAAAAGGATTGTGAGAATTATTATGTATCCTCAAGTTGTATTTCTTCGATTATTATTATATCACGTCAAGTATTTGGAAAAATAGTGAAAAGATGTGAAATTATATGAAATTATGTGAAGCGATTATAGATAATAAGAGCCGAAATACTTCTCAAACTCTTGTAATGCTCTTCCATGAATTGACATTGCATTTCGGAAAGTGCATCCCATCTCCACGCTGATTACATTCCAGTCTTTGCATAAGACGTATCTTTCGTACAAGATTCTGTACTGATTTGTATTTTGGATCATCTCTATCTGTTGAACAATTTCTTTTTTCTTTTGTAGTGAGCGTTCAACAGAATCTGCAAGCTCTGCTTCTGCATCTGCAATTTTAGAGACAAGACTTCCCATTTTGTCCGGTTCTCCGCTGCTCTGAACATTAACCTCTTTTGGAGACACAGAAATAGAACAAGCCATATCTCTCAACTGATTAATTTCTTCCATTTTGTTCTTGATTCTGAAATTTAACTTTGAAATCTGTCCCAAATATGTTTTTGTATCCATTATCTATAACCTCCTCTAAACGGATTGTGTACCGCTTCGACTCTTGGTGGTTCCCATGTTCCTTCAATGAAATATGCAAGCGACGCAAGACAATCAGGAGCGTCTTCATGCTTATTTTTACCCTTAATGGTAAAAGAGTACAGATTCCTCATAAAGTTCCTATATTCTTGATTTCTGAACCCAGTATCGCGAAAATAAAACTCACGTATAGAACCAGCTTTGTCCCAAATTCTCTGACTTTTTCTCATTGATGTAGGTGCATACTGAGAAACAAGAGTTACCTTATGTCCTTTTTCTCTCAGTATTTCGTCCACTTCATCTTTGTAACCCTCTCCACCTTGGTTTGATTCAAAATACACACTTCCTATGTTGTGGTCAATAATCATATTCACAACTTTTGGCTTTGTGATTTTCTTTTCTGAATTATCAAAAATGACATCATCAATGTATATGGACCCGTCTTCGTACATGTAAGCCACAGCAAATGCCAAGTAGTCTTCACCTCCGAGAGCCACATCACATGCAGCACAAATTCTATATGGTTCTTGCGCTGGGAGCACTCCATTGTAGAATCTCATGTGTTCTTGATTAAATACAGCTCCGTCTCTTTCAATAGGCTCCTGCTGGCACTGTGCATACCATCCGGCCATATCATCGTTTTCTTCAAATTTTGCACGTTTGATCCTATAGAATTTTGTTGAAAATCCAACTCCATAGTCATAATCAAAGTTACTTTCATCTGTAACTGGATCAAGTGCTGGAATCTTCAAAATATCATACCTGATATCTTTTGCCTCTGGATTGTTCTCTAAGAAATCCAATCTGTCCATGTAGATATCTTTCAGACTCCAAATTGTACCGTTGTAGATTATTTTGCATTTCTCTTTCTTACGGGTCATTACGTTGTTGTCAAAGATAGTCTGCTTTCTTTTGAGAACATCTGGGTTTAAAACATCCTGAATACCCTCGATAATGTCATCAACAATTAGCCATCCATACGCATCGTATTCGCCGTTAAGTCCGGATGTAAGTCCTTTTCCAGAAATAGATTTATATTTTTTCTTTCTTCCTAAATCAACCTTATTGTTTTTTAAGTCAGTATCTTTGATAATTCCTTTTGGGAACACCTCTTTAAAGCAATAAGTCGGGTCAGTCCATATTTCCATAACTCCATCAAGGAACGCGCTTCCAAGGCCCTCTTTGTATGTTACGTACAAATTGCTCGCTTCCATATCTCTAGCGCATTTCCATGAAGTCGCAAGCGTAAGTTCTTGGCTTTTACCAACACGGGCAGGCATATGAACAAACAGTTCATCCAATAAATCGTCTTCAAGCATCTGAATCTTGTCAGTTACCAATTTCAATGTTTTTCTTCTCGGCTCGTAGAATCTGTCTCTTCGTTTTCTGTTTTTTTCCACATACAGCATATAGCTGTCAAGAATTTCCGGTGCTTCTATTTTCAAAATCTTATAATACTGATTAATCAAGTCAAACTCTGTCTTATTCTGCTGAGCATAATCTTCAAGCCACGCAAAATCCCCACCGTTTGTCTGTTTTTTTATGATTTGATTAACAATCTGCTTTGCTCTATCAGAAACTTGCAATCCGTACTTTATGTCTTTCTCTTGCTCAAATGCAGTCTGAACCGCAAGGATGTACGCATCAAGCACCTGTTCGTCAATCCCCTTACGCTCTATGTAGTTTTCATACCCTTTTACGGTTTTAATCAAATAATCGCTCGCCATAACACAAAAAGTGCCCCCTAACTCTTAAAATAAAAAAGTTAAGGAGCACTCCCCTGTTCCCTGTCCGCATCCGGGCATGAGCTGTTAATATTTAATTTTCATTAATCTGATCTTTTCCAATCAACAAGTCATCTTTCAATGTATTAATCAGAACTTCCGTCTCTTTCACGATGCTCCAATCTTTCTTGCTGATTAGCGGAACTCCATTGTCATCCGTCTTTACTCTTTCAACAGAGCAATAAACTTCTCCCGGTTCCGCATGAAATATAAAATCAGCCATTGTAGCTTTTGGAATCTGTTTTCCATCAACAAAAACCTTTGTAGTTGTTCCATCACTTTCGATTCTGATATCCATTATTTCACAACCTTTTCTTTGTGACTGGTAATCTTCGCCCCGTCTTTTGTCGGTCGGATTGTCACTGTATAACCGGAATTCACCACCAAACTGGCAATATCTTCCATTTTGCAAGTAATCACGCGTTTTACTTCATTTTTTCTCATTTCATCGTCCATTTTCATCACTATTTCTTCCTTTCGAACAGTTCTTCCGGCAGTGGTTCTCCCATCCAAACCATTCTTAGATATTTGCGGAATGTCGGAGTACAGACACCCATTTTCTTTGCCGCTTCATCCATTGTAATTTTATGGCTGCAATAATCATTAATAGCATCGACGAAATTGTCTCTGTCAAGCACCTTGATTTTTCTTCCCATCAAAACTATCCTTTCTTCTCTTCACATTTCCATTTTTTTCAAACAAGCGTAACTGGAATCGAACCAGTACACCAGGAGTCAAAGTCCTGTGCTCTACCATTAAGCTATACGCCCTTAGCTGCAAGAAATTTACCTCGAAAGCCGTAAGGAATTCTTGCACTGCTACGGTTCTTTATAATATTGGAGTTTATTATATGATCGATAAACCACGTCTTTTATTAACAAAACGTTAGTTTCCGAGCTTCAGCGAACTCCGCAGCTAAAACACTGATTGAATTTTAATTCAAACATGATTAGGGTTTCCCCTTATTCATCATGAAATCATGTTTGAAAATAGCCATATAAGGATTCGAACCTCAATCTTTCACTTGGGTAGGGGTAGAATGAACGCTTTACCATTAAGCTATACGGCTTCCAGCTACACTGTAGCAAGGAAAGTAAGTTATGAAAAAGTTTTTTCTACGAAACTCGGAGATAGCTACCGCCAGGATTCGAACCTGGAACCTGTTGATTCGTAATCAACTGCTCTATCCATTTGAGCTATGATAGCATTTCACGGTTTTTGAAATCTTTTAATCACTTTAAACTTATGGGAATCAAAACTAATCTAAAGGAAAATGGCATATTTACTGCACATAGGGCGCGTACATGAGGGGTGTTTCTGAGAACCGTGAAACTCAGAACGCCACAAGGAGGATTCGAACCTCCAAGTCGTTTCCGACCGAATGGTTAGCAACCATCTCCAATACCTTTATGGGATTGTGGCTTACGACTGGGTGAATCGTCATTCAATTACTTGCCGATCATCAGCAAAACCAGCCTTGATTACGTCAGATTACAATCAACAACGATATTCTGACGGAACCGATTTCAGAATCGGCTAAACCTACCGGGACTTGTGACGTCCCTTTGTTCAGCTTTCCGCTAGTAGGTGGAGAATCGTCACATGGACGAATATATGAAACAAAGTATTAGTAAATGTCTTAATTATTTTTTTGGCGTGGAAATCGCAAATCCTAGAAATCCAGCAAAAATGATTACCGCCATAACAATCACTGAGAGAAATGCTTTTACGATTGTTGTCCAAATAATCGCTGCTGTAATTTGCCCTGCATCCAAAGCAATACAAGCTGTCAAAATTGATTTAAACAAAAGCAAATATCCTCCGACATAAAGTCCTCCGGCAACTCCGGCAATTAGAAATGCAATTGACAAAATCCATCTTAATTTCTTCATGATTAATCCTCCTGTTCGCCAGGACGTTTGCTTATTGGATCTACTCCAATCAAGCACCCATTTCCGGCATATGCTATAAATTCAAATTTATTATTCACAACAACCTTTGATGTTTCGCTGAAAGGCTCTATCAGTTGATATGTCTCAAATATTGGCAGATACAGTGCTTTTGGTGTTTGCCAGTACAGTTTCCTTTTACCATCAAGTTTCAATCCGGCATCTGTAGTAATTGTCTCAAACCTTAAAATTCCAAGAACTTCCTGCCCTGTTGTTTCAATATGTGCAATTGTTTTTTGTATCATTCCGCAAACACCAAATCTTCAGCAAGCATATCTGCTCTTATCTTTCTCACCCATCATTTATTCCTCTTGCGTCCACTATCCCAAAACAAAAACGAAAATGTTTCTAATTCAGGCACTTTAACGCCGCATAATGCACATGTCAGCTGAATCTCCGCATTTCTTGTAAAACTCAGAATAAATGCTATAAAACATATCAACAGCTTTCTGCGTTTCTTTATCAATCATCCGACACACCTCTAATACAAGCAATCACTATAATGAAATTTGCAAAAATCAACAGTAGTCTACTTACTTCTCTTCTCCTTGTGCTTCATCTGACAAGAAATCATTTGCACCACATTTGTTCTTTCCTGTTTGATTCCGTGTCCCTGTTTGAAAAGTTCGCATTCAAGAATTTCTCCACAGTGAACACATTCATCGTTAATTTCTTTCCCGGCAATTCTCATGTCATTCCTCCCCGGAAATACGTTTCGTGATTCTTTCAGCGATATCAGATGCCTTTTCGCAAACCTCAGGTATCTCATGCAGTGCCGATTCAACAGATGCCACAAACGCATCATAGAATTCTTCATGCTTCATCAGCTCACTTTTGATAACTTCACATGATGTCTGAAGAATCTGTTCCTTGAACCCGATATCATTCATACAAATTGCTCCAAAATTCTCTTTCTTCGGCGTACAGATCAACCAGAACTCTAATTGCTGTCTTCAAGTCCTCATTGTCTATTTCGAGATATCTGTTCTTCTCTTCTGCAATCTCGATTTCACGAATAATGTCTGATCTGTCGCAATCCTCATATGGGTCAAACGAGAACGGGAGTGATTCATCCTCAAGAGATTCGATATCTTCTCCGAATGCATCTGCATCGATTTCCTGTCCGGCAAATTCCATCGAACAGTCTCTGAACTCAAGAACAAGTCCGCACTCTTCGCACCACTGACTTGCCAAACACAGCATCTCTTTCAGTTCCCGTTTACTCAGTCCTTTTAAATCTTTCTTTGTAATCATTTTCCTGATATCACCTTTCCGCAGCTCTTACACCGCCAATAATGTTTTGTCTTGAAACTTCCGTCTTCCTGTCGAACAAGGTCTGAATGGTCATACACCGTGCGATCGTGTCGGCAGAACAGGCGTTGAATAATTTTCAGCATATTAGGCTCCTTTTTCGATAAGTTCTGATTTTCTGTTCCTGTGTTGTCTTTTTGCACACTTGTCATTATTGACTCCCAAATCTTTGTAGATTATCGGTTCAACTTTCCCATCAACGTAAGCTATTTCTCCAACAATGTCTCCCTCTTTCAATCCATCGGCTTTATTCGAGTAAACCACATCGACAAGATTTCGGACATTTTTTATTCCTTTTTGGATTAAATATTTCTTAAAAACAGGTCTTTTTATTATCGGTGTCCTATTTGAATACCCTAGTTCTTCACATACCTGCCGATTTCCAATTGCTCCGCGAATATATAAATCAAACATTTCTTTTGATTCCTCAAGCGTCGCTTTTGGTTTTCTTCCAGAATTCTCGGTTTTTACATAATGACTTATATGTTGTCCACAATGTGTTGCTTTATGGCAGCTATGACAAAGTGGAACAATATTTTCGATGATATCATTGCCGCCTAATGCAAGAGGTACTACATGATGGTATTCAATCATCTCTTCTGTACCGCAATTTATGCATCTAGTACCAATCTTCTGTTTTTGTAGTGGAGTAAGTGTCTTTCTCCCCATCGTAACACCTCTTTTTATTTTTTTCGGAGTTTGGATGACTAAGTAGCCGGTTTTTTCAATCTCTCAATACCCCTCCCGGGGTGCGGTTTGTATTGTCTGACTATTTATAAAGTTTTCTATCTCTTTAATAAATCCATATTTGTTCGATAAAGTTGACCATTTCCGTCTAAATCCTGTTTAAAATCACTACAAAGTCAATGATTTATTTTAACCATCAGATTTTCCATTCTCAAATCTTAAAAAATATCAATCGTTTTCCTCGATCTGTGGCGGTAAGTCCTGCCCGAGCTGTGGCAATTGGTCTGCGGTCAGTGGTCTTGCCTCCACTTTCTCACGACTAACACCTGGGAGATTCCACATGTGATGTCTGTTAAGCGATGGCAGCACCTTCATAGGATTGATGCGCTTGTCTTGTAACATTGACTCAAGAGATTGTTCGTTATCATCCATTATTCTTTTGGCAAGGTCTGTACGTTTTCGACTAAGTATAATACTATCGCTCCCACTATTATGGTGTTTAATATTATATTTACTGTCTCTGTTCCAGTCATATAGAGTCTGTTTATTAATGCCTGTCATATCCAGGAATCCTTTTATATTAACCACTTGGCAATGCCTATTGCATATCCTTTTGTAAATCTCATAGGCATCCATTACTTTCTCGTCGTTGTATTCTGTCCCAATCTTTCCATCAATCCAAAGCAAGCTTCCGTTCTTCTCAAACAGTGTCACTCTAATTTCCTCGATTATGTCGTTCCAGATCTGTGGTGGAATGTCTGATTCGTCAAGATTATCTCTCATGCAGTAATCAGTGATCACGTCATCAACTAAGGCTCTGAGGTTGACTGGATCAACTTCAACACTTTCAACACTGTTCACCGTTTCAACTTCTACTCTCTCTGTTTTCTGTGTTCTTCTCTTAGCCATTGTTTTTCACCTCCGCATTGTTAATAATCTATAAACAAAAAAGCCTAGACACACCGAGATATTAAACAGCTCATTGTCTGTTATTTTCTCGATATGCCTAGGCTGACGATTCCTAGCTCTTTTCGATCCAGCTCCCATTCGGCTTTCACGGATTTCTTGTCGCTGATGCCATTATAACACAACGAAAATCTGTTTGCAATAGTGTCGAGTAAATTAATTTTAAATTTTTATCAAGGCGTGTGCGTCCGTGTATGTGCGTGCTCGGCTGTGCACTTCGTGTCCGTGTTTTGATAATCAGGCCAGACAATGCCCTGTTCTGTTGGCTGTGGTTGTCTCTTCCCGGTGTTGTTCGTTTCTTGTCTGATCGATTTATTTTTACATCGATTTTGGGGAGGTGCACAGTCGGTGTTTTCTCAAAACCCGACCTTTTTAATACTATAGATCTGAACGTAGTGAAGAGATATAGTATTAAAAAGTAATATATAATATTATAAATTATTTAGTAAGTCGATTATTAGGGCTGTATCCATTCTGTATCCAATCTGTATACAAACAGCATAATAATTTGCACAGCGTAACATTTAATAAATCACTGTTTGCCCTTTTATTTACTGGCTTAATTGGCATTTGTTAAATATTTATCGTAACAATTTGTTAACAGTTTTGTAACCCTACTTGCACTGTTAGTTTGAACTAACAACTATTTTAAAAAAATAGAGCATGAATGACCATTTCTTGCTCTTTTTGCTGTGATGTGTTATGATTTTCTTTACTAGAGAGCGGTGGCAAGTTCCGCCCTCTCTTGTGTGTCTGAGTCGCTTTGTGCGGCTCTTTTTTAGTCGTTTTCCTTTGTCCTTGCTACTGTATCCAGAAGCTTGAGAATCTCTTCTTTTGTGTACGTTTCCTTTGTGTCTGCATCAATCAGCAGTCGAATTTCATAGATCATCGCTGCTCTTGCGTCTTTTCTCTCTTTCTCATTCATAACGTCCATGTTTTCTCCTTTCTCCGCTTGCCACGGCAACTCGTAAGTATCTCTTACAAGTATTATTATATTCTAATATTAGTATACTGTCAATCGTTTTATTAATAATATTTTATTTTTTCTTCGTCTGTCGGGATCACTTCTATTATATCCCCTGGCTGCATCTTAAGCATGATACATATTTTATTAAGTGTTTCCAATGTAATACTTTTACCGGCTCTTATATTCTGCATTGTCTGACGTGGCAAAAGGTTTTCTCTCTGTATTTTTGTTTGATTATATCCCCTGTCTTTCAACGCTTTGAATACGTCTATCTTATAATTAATCATGTTCGCGTTCCTCCTTTGCTTTCATATATATATAATGTAACATCGGACACAAAAAATGTCAATTCGAAAATAGTCTAAAATTTGTGTATTTTAGTATTGACATTATACCAAAATTAGTGTATATTATAACCATAGAAAACAACAAAACAAAAAGCCGACCGGAGCAGCTACAAACTCACACCGATCGGCACCAATCAAAAGAAAGGTAGCTCTATTATAACAGGAGCAAAGGAAAAAAGCAATGTTAAGAACAAACAGCAAAAAGGCAATGGAGAACATCAAAAAAGAGATCATGGACAGCTACGAAGCGGCAAGCGAATATTACACATTCGAAGGCAGAGAAGCAAAGACAGATTTTAACGAGATCTGCGCAGACATCCTGGAGACGTTCAGAATTGAAAAGTTAGAAAATAACCGTTATTACATCGCAGGCAGAGCAAACAAAAGCGAAATGTTCATGGACTGGATGCAGGGACTTCCAACAGCGTTCCCGGTTGCTGATGATATTTTTCTTAGATCAGCGATAGACTTTCTTGGAAACATCCTCGAAGAGACAGAGGAAGAAAAGGCAAGATACACAGAGGACAAAGCCGAGAAATTAGCTTGTAGCCTTCTTTACAGAGAACTTGAGAAAGGCGCACGCAAATAGATAGAACAACCGGGGAGCAATCCCCGGAAGTCTTGAGCAGATTAGGAGGAAAATAGCATGATTAGTATTGATATGTGGTATGAAGATAAACCGGAAGAAGTAACCGGGATAGATTGGAGTTTCAGCGATTTAGATTGTGTATATCGTGGCAATCTGTACAAAAATGAAAAAATGATCGGTGATTACGAAGCGGACACGATGCAAGAAGTTCAAAAAGCATTTCCGCACTTAGCGAAAAGAATAGACAAGGCATTAAACTAGAAAGGAAGAGGAATTGAAACCATGAGAAAAGCACAGAGAAATTGGATCACACCAGAGGGCAAGAGTTTTATCGATTATGAAAACATGATGAATCAGCCGCATTTGTTAGTGGCTGGAGCTACTGGATCAGGAAAATCGGTTGTAATTAATGGAATTATCACAACGGCACTGTTTGAGGCACCGTCACAAGTACAGTTCATTCTTATCGACCCGAAAAGGGTTGAACTCGTAGACTATAGATATCTTCCGCATACGGCGTTCTATGCATCCGAACCGGCTGAGATGGTCAGAGGATTACAGATGGCTATGAATATCATTGAAATGAGATATACACAGATGCAGAGAGCGCACGAGAAGAAATACCAGGGAGCGCAGTTATATGTGATTATTGACGAATTAGCTGACTTAATGACCACGAACAAAAAACAAGTCATGCCACTGATCCAACGTATAGCACAAATAGGACGTGCCGCCGGAGTCCATCTGATCTGTGCGACTCAGTGTCCACTTGCCAAGGTCATACCGACAGAAATCAAGGTAAACTTTGATGCCCGTGTGGGACTGCGTACGAGGTCAGCACAGGACAGCAGAAATATACTAGGCTTTAACGGTTGCGAGGATTTACCGCGCTATGGACAGGCATATTATATGAATCCTGATGTCGGAGTCAAAAAAATAGTTGTTCCGATGTATGACAAGGGCGAAACATGGCGATTAATTAACCACTGGATGCAGCAGTGCCCACCGAAAAAGAAAGGCTTCTTTGAAAGATTGTTTGGAATGTAAAGAGAACCGGGAGAAATTCCCGGCTCTTTTTGTTTGCTTATTTTTGTACAACGCTCTATTTTGCTTTTTAAGACTGTTTTCATCGTTAGGCAAAGAAGTATAGCTTAAACTAATTCAAATCAATTCTAGCCACATTCTGCGAAGTCACAGAATCAAACGCCGAATTCCTTGTTGTTCTTTTTCTTCCACTCTTCCCGTTCTGCTTCTTTCTTTCGCTCTTCCTCGGTCATTTCTGAACCGTTTCGAACCCTCTTGACATAGTTGACGATGTCGTTTTTTGTCGCTTCCTGAATCTCTTTTAGTCTATTCTTTCGCTGTTCTTCTTCCGCGGAAATCTTAGCAGCGTCTTCGGCTCTCTTCTTTGCAAGTTCTTCGTTTAATTCCTCAAGTGATTGAATTCCCTTTTCTTGTGGTTTGTTTTCCTGTTCCGGTTCTTCCAGCAGTTCCGGGTGCTTAACGTATTCTTTCGCTTTTACAAAAATATCCACGCTGTAAGTGTTTATCAAGTCTTTCTGTATAACAATATCATTGATTTGTTCACCGTATTTGCGAGCTAGAAATTTAGCCGATTTCTCTTTCTTCTTTTCCTCTTCTGACTCAGACAGAGGATCAACAAAGCCCTCTTCCCATGGCATCAATTCAACTGCTGCCATCTGGTCGACCTCTTTCGTCTCTTTTTCGATCTGCGAAACGCTCTCTGTAGGCTCTAAAATCGGGGCTGTTGGCGTTTCAAGTGATTTAAGCATAGTTTCTACTGCTTCAACGATAAAAGCGTTTATAGTGTAGTCTATGCTCTGTATTCGCTCTTTCGTTCCTTTCGGTAATCTAGCTTGCACAATATCAAACTTTGAGTTATAACGGTTTTGCGCGTCTTTCTGGTATTTCTTCAAGAAAAAGCACTCCTTTCAAACGATATCTTTGCTATATATAATACTATATATAAAAGCTATATATCAAGCTATATATAAAAGGTATATATAAACACTATATATCTATCATATATATCTTTGCTATATATCATTACTATATATCTTTTATATATATCATGCATATATAGTTTGCATCTAATTGTATTTATATAATGGTATTTAGATTTTTTCTCGAAAATTTCAAATTTCTTCCCTAAAACCGCGAACTTTACTCCGTTCTGAAAAAATGTTATGATAAAAAGAAAAGGAGTATTGGCATGTACGAGGACATTTTAGAGTACCTGGACAAACGTCTCAAGGAAAATACTCGCGATATCGGCTCCGCAATCACTTCCAGGGATGTTGATGATATCCACAGATATGAGGGCAGAGAGCAGATGATTCTTGAAATCAAGCGGTTTATAAGGAAAAAGCAAGGGGAGAAATGATCTCCCCTCTTTGATTATTTGCAGAAATTGTTCAGCAATTCTTCTTTTAATTCCATCTTCCCGGCTCTAAAACCGAGCTTGAAAGCATAGATCAGTGCTTTTGTCTTCCCCATCTCCACTTTGTCAGCAATCGTAACCAATGGAAGCAGGTCTTCCGCAAAGTAATCTGTAACCACACTGTCGCTGATCGGGCGAATTTTCTCTTCAATATTATTCAGCGTGCTTCTCATATCGCTGACTTTTACTTTAAACTTCTTTACTACCATTCTTTTTCTCCTCTCTATGTTCTACCTTTAATTCGTAAAGGCCGTCAATCACGGTTTTTGCACGTTCAGCCATGTCAGGGAAGAAGTCAAATAAATCTAATTTGCTTTCAAGTCTCTTTCCTGTCCCCATAATATATCTGATTTCTGCTTCCTCAAGGTCGAATTTTTCTTCAATGTAAGGAAATATAAGCTCAAACAAAAATTTTTCTTCGACACCGTAGCTGCTGCAAATAGCTGCTATTTTATATCTGTTTTTTCTGTAGAACGTAACTGGTTTAGGTGCCGGGATGCTAGATACCTTCGGTCTCTGCGGAATTTCTGCCACTTCTCTCGCTTTGAAATAGGTATTCACAAGTCTTCTCTGAACGCTCCACGACAATTCGTCTTTGAACGTCTTGACAGCCATCAGATATCCGCTCTCTGTCAACAAAACAACTTCAAGATTAGGGTTGCCAACACTCTTATCTGAATTCTGTACGTGATACGTACTGAACTCTGACATCGTAACCTTAAAGTAATCCTCGCCCTTAATAAAATGTTCCTTATGACTGTTGAAGTTTCTCTTAGCTGTGCCAGACGGTCTCTGGTGAACTTCATCAATGTCCTTGAAAGTAACTACTCTCTGTCCTTTGTATTCTCTGATCGGTAATGCTATTTCACTTACTGCTAAATTTTCTTTTGCCATCTTCTTAACCTCCATATCAAATTACACTGTTGCTCTTGCCTTTGATTTTGCTTTCGCTTTTTGTAGTTCCCGATAGCCAAATGCATAGTCAAGAAGTACCCTGATTGCATCAACATCTCCCAGTTCATCTACCAGCTTCTTAATGTCATCTCTATAAATCTCTCTGTAAAATTCATCTCTGTCTTCGTAAAAATCAACGTCTTTCATTTATTTGTCCCCCTTAGACATCATTATAAAATCATACTTTGCTGCGTACATTTTACAAAATCCTGCAAGTTCAGCAAGACTGGTATAGCAGACAAGATTGTCCGCAATGTAATGGAGAATTGCTCTGTTGTCCTCTGGCTTCATAATATTTACTTCTAAGTTAATTTCTTTCATAATAAAAACTCCTTTCAATTTAAAAAAATGTTCTTGAAAGAAGTCCCCGTCTGCATTATAATATTTGCAGAAGGAAACTTCTAACTTGGTGGAGATTCACTATTACTTTGGTCGGTAGGTGTGAATCTCTATTTTTTGATTTCAGACTTTAATTTGTGAATCCCTCTTCTTATCCCCTCTGTCTTCGGAATTTCTTCTTGCTGACAATATTCATCAAGAATTTCCTTTGTTTCATTGTCTAGCCTTACGTGAATAGGGTTTGATTTTGGATTTTCACTTTTTGGTCTTCCTGTTCTTGGACTCATATTTTCACCCCACTTTCTGTAGCCCTATAATTAGGATAATATATGTAGCCCAATAAGTCAATACCTAAATTCAAAAAAATAGAGAGGAATAAAAATCCCTCTCCAAAATAATCCATATTCAATTGTTACTGTACGATTTCTTCAAGGTCAAGGCTGTATCCCATAACCTCTCCTACATCTGTACACTTTCCTCTTACTGTAATAGTGTCACCAGTTGAAAGAGTCTTCACAGCGTTAATGATATCTTCATCTCCATTTGTGTAGCACTGAA